TCTTCAGCTTCTTTACCAACCTTTTGCTCAACTGGTGTATCTGTCTGAGTGAATCCTTCTGGAATAGCAGTCATTGGCCTATCGTTAATGTATGTGATATAAATGACACGACCATCGGCATGTTTAAAATAACGAACATCAACAACTGGATTAAATTTCATTCCTTCTTTATAGGTGTTTGACATAAAACCACCAGCAGCCATCTTAACTGTCTGCTCTTCGTTATCAACCTCAGACATAATCTCATCAATGCTGCTGTTGAATTCATCGTCTTCTTCAAAAGCTTCGTCAGCCTTTGGAGCTTCTTCAGCATTACCCATCTGACCAACTTCTTCCATTCGTTTCAAACCTTCTTTGGCAGCATCACGAATCTTCATTAGTTTCTCAAGACCTATGTATCGAACAACATCAGCAGGAAGAACAAACTCGCCCGGACTCAGACTTGCGTCAATGTCATCACGCACTTCTTCTTTAAGAGAACCAGTGGGAACATCATTACCAGAAACAGGGTCAACAGCACCACCCTCTTCCATCATGCCGCCATCTGCAAGCATGCTGTCTGTTTGTGCAACAGCGCCGCCTTCGGCAAAGGTTGGACTAGTCGGTTGTTTTTGATCAATTTTAAACATAGGATTATCTGGTGTTGTCTTCTTAACATTCTTTGCCATAACTAGTGGTCCAATCTGTACAACTTCATCGGCAAAAGTAACTGGCAAGCCATCTGCCTTATCATAAAAATAACTGGCTCGATATGGATTCATACCGACCTGTGTCCATTCAGGGTCTTTAAATATCTTCTCAGCAAAAGTCTTTGCATTGTCTGGATTGTGAGGAACCCAATCACCAAAGATACGAGCAATGGTAGCCTTACCCATACGACCACCAGATGCAAGCGGTTTACGCCTTGCGATGTCAAGCGCCACCTTTGGGTCAGATACAAACTCAACATTACGCAGCACTGCTGTCTTGGCATAGCCAACAGCTGCACCGCTTTTCTTGCTGCCATCATGCAGAGAAACAACCCATGTGTCGTAGTCGTTGTAGGCAGGAATGTCAAGGCGAGAAGACACTCGCTCTCCTGCTGGTATCTTTAGGTTGAGTCCAACAATACCCTTCTTGACTTGAGAGTCAGTGAGAGCGCCGCTGATGTCCTCATACGCTGGCATATCTGGAACTTTGTCTAGCGCAACAATCGGTTGCTTATCTTTAGAGATTTGTCTAAACTGTTCGGATGTAATTTTGTTTTCAGAAAGCTGCTGTGCTGCGTCTTCAATTTCTGGTAAGAGCTTAGAGCGCTGTGACTTCTTATTAACACTACGCCATGCTTCTTTCTTCTCTGGTGTCATACCAAGAGCTTCAAAAGCATCTTTGCCAGACTCAGCAATCAACGGAGGTTCAACACCTAAGTCTGCTGTACGATCAAGTCGTGGTGCAACTAAAGGAGACTTAGTAACCTTTGATGGTTTAACAATACTGGTGTCAAGCGCTGTTTTAAATTTAGCTAACACATCTGTAATTTCTTTCCGATCATCAGCAAAACTCATTAAGTCATCTTCAAGTTTTTTAATAGCCACTTCGGGAGATTTACCACTTCGAACAGCCATAGCAGCATCCACCGCATATTTATTTAAGTGTGAAGTGCCAAACCCGTGTTCAAAAACAAAATCAGCGACCTCATTAGGGGCAAGAGTAAACCCATTCCCGCCTGTTGGAATCGCAGAATACTTACCATCTCTACTAACATAAGCCCCACCGCGTTTTTTAGCATTTGGGTACGGGATGGACGTAGAGTCACTTAATGGGTCCCAATCTTCAAAATCATTCCATGCTCGACTTATCTCAGATTTTTCTTTTACTGTACTAGACTTGCCAGTTACTTCAATACTTTTTTTATCTAAAGGACGTGAGTCTACTGTGCGGTCAACTCGTGGCGTAACAAGGGAAGACTTAGTTACAACTGGTGCAGCCTCTTCAAGTGTTTCACCAATAGCTTTAGGAGCTATGTCATCTACTTTCTTTACAATAGATTTAGCTATTGGCTTAGTAAGTCCACTAAGAAATCCCATCACTTATCCCCTTTAGCAATTTCATCGCGCAGATGTTTCAATTGTTTCAAAGCCATAACCGCACCCTGAGCGCGATAGATATCAACAGGCTCAACAGATGCTTCAAGTTTACGAATGTTCATGTCAATTTGAGCATCAATCATTTCTTGAAATGCTTCCCATTGAATGTTGTTGTATGCAAAGGGTTTAAGCTTAGAAAGCCAAGGCTTCTCTACGATCATTGCATTGGCCCCATTGCAGCAGCGGCACCAGCAGAAGCGCCACTAAAGCCATCCATGCCGGGAGCAGGGGCTTGACCAACACCGATGTTGCCACCACCACCACCAGATGTATCCATTGGTGAAGGAGGACCGCCAGCAGCCGCTGGAGCAGCGCCAGCCATTGGCTCAGGAGGTTGCATGCGCTGAAGCACAAGAGCCTGTCGTGCAGCTTCTTCCATGTTGTTGCTAACAAGATCAGGATCGAGGTCCATGCTCTTAGCAATCTCACGAATAATGTAAGGCATCTTAGCAAATGGAGCAAGTGTTGGATTCTGTACAACTTGCAAGAACTGAAGCAGACGCTGACTACGAACTTCATTTTGCATCAAGCTCTCTGTACCACGCGCCCTCACTTCTAAATCTCCAGCAGCTTCAGCATCGTAATCAAACTGCATATTGAAACTGAAGAACGCCTCACCCATTGGACGGAGCAAGTAGTCATCAATGTTCTTAATCACAGTTTTGATACCGCCAGAAGCAGCGTTCATCAACATTGAAATACCACTGGCTGTACGACCAACACCTGCTACACCTGTTTGTCCATGCGAGAACGATGGCAATCCTGTAGACTCATCAGCAAGCTGACGCGCCTTGTCAAACATTTGCATGTTCTCTTGCGACACGTTTGGAAACTTTGTACCAAACAACGACTGACCCGGAGCACCACCTTGACGGCGAAAGATTTTGCCGGGGAAAATTGACATGTCTTGACCCGGCACCAAATTGGTTTCATCAATCTCAAACACCAAGTTGCCAGACAGCACAGCATTGTCAACACCCATACGCATGAAGCCATTCATCAGCGTCTGTGTATCGTCCATGTTTTCAGCAATGCCAATACCAAAAATGGAATAGGGATTGAGTTCGTATGGAACGGCATAATATGGAATGCGAGAAGGCTTGAAAGGATTGAGGACAAGTCGAATAACCTTGCCATTGCAATACCAGATGTTGGCTTGCAAATCATCATAGTCTTTAAGTTCTTTGGGGATGGTGATGTCATTAGCAATCAGCAACTCAACGCTGACATTGCCCCAATACTCATGCACCTCAAAGCGTTCAACGCCATAGTTTGGAGCAAAGTCATTGAGGTCATCTTCCCAATACTTCTTGGTATAGTTCTCACCCTGTGCCACCACTTCGTCAATGACATTCTTACGGAACATCGGACGCTTCTTCAGAGCAAGCACTTGTGTCTTACTCATCTTGTGACGCTCAATTATGAACTGTGCTTCCCCAGTATTATTAGCATCGGGGTCTGGATAGAAGTCCCACACACTAACATGGGATGTTTGTGGTATTGTTTTAATAGTGGGTGAATACTCACCCTTGTCATCCCACTTAGCATATTCTTTATCAACGCCAAATGGACCCTTCATCACACCAGTGCCAAACAATGCCATCTCAAATGCAGCTGAACGCAGTTGCTTGTTAGCATTGCTTTCATCCAGCTGATCCAATATCTTCTTCTGCATCTTCTTGGCAGCAACCATTGACGGACTAAATGTCAACGAGGTTGGTGTAACTCCAGCGCCTTCAATAACCTTCTCATCCTTCAGCGTATCCTTCAGAGGACCAAGACGCTCAAGCAACGATTGCACAGTGGCACCGGGAGGTAAGCCTTTACCATCGCCTTTGTATCCAAACAAAGCGCCAGCATCTGGTGTCTCTGCTGGTTGGCCTTGACCAGACTTGTCAGCGGTTTCAATGTGAACGTGTTCGGCTATGCCTTCTGGTAAAATGGTGGGTTCAATTGAAAGTGGGAAGCTGTTGTTGGCAAATAAGACATCGGTGATTTGACCATATGCTGCCAGCGTCTTAGTCTTAGTTACTTTGATAAATACACGAGACTTCTCAGCTTCAGTGAACTTAACATCAGGGGAATAGATACCTCGATAGTTGCGGTATGCCCTCAGCCAACGCTGTTCATCATAACGGCGACTTTCTTCAGCGCGGGTAAATCTTTCTTGAACAAAAGATATAATGCCATTGCCAGCAAAAGCGTCTTGGCCTTGCTTGCCGTCTTCTAAACCTACAGACTTATCGTCCATAAAAGAGTTGTTGTTAGTTGCCATAGTATATTTTAGGTTATATAGTTAAGTTTGTGCCATGTCAGGCCAGTGCCTGTTGCCCTTGCTAATGTTGTCACTAGCTGGCATTAGCTGTAAATTTGCTTCGCAATGAAGACCACAAACTAACTTGCTCTGCAAGGGGACGATGTGATCAACTTGTAAATTCATGCCAGTGCGATTAAATACAGCAGCTAGCTGATACATTCCTTTGATAGCTTCTAGATCAGCCCATGCTGGTGTTGCCTTAAGTTTAGTTGATTTTCGTTTGGCGCTGTCAGCATTAACAAGGTGAGGGTTTGCTTTCTTATAGGCACTGCGATAGGCAGCTAGGAACTCTTTGTTGTCTTGATAGTAGACCTTGCTGTACACAGCAAACACTTCTTTGTTATCTTGATAATAAGCTTTTGTTCGCACAGCAGAACAACACTTGCACTCAGCCGTAACATTATACTTACCCAGCTTTTGCTTATAGTAGCTATCAACACTCTTCTCGACTTTGCAAGTAGTACAAACTTTTGTTAGCATCTATATTCCTTTAGCAATATCAATAGCCGAATACGGGGTCACAAGCAGTTATACCATACTTTTGTTTAGTAGGGTCGTAATCAAATATACTTCCACTTCTAGGCCGTGACATAAGTCCATATCTCAAAGCATCGTAGCTGTGGTCATTCTTCACTTTAGTATCAACGTCTTCTGGATTAGATTTATCCAATGGTATAGTAGGCAAATCAGCAATCAATTGTGTGCAGCTGCTGAAGATGGTCATTCGTGGCTTCTCCGTGAATGAATCAATCTGCAAACGGCGGTGAATCTCATTTTTACCCGCCACCCTACTACCAGCGCTACGATCAGCGGGTCGCCAGCGGCACCCTTTCATAATCATTCGCTCAGCAATAGAAGGACCAGTATCACCACGCTTATGCCATGTTGAAGAATCCAAAACTCCATACCGTATACTTTCATTTTGTTCAAGATTTAGCACCATAGCAGCCAAATCTTCTGCCAATACCTTGGTAACATACAGTTCTCTGTACACTACAATGGACTCATCTGGTGCTACAGCAAACCATAAAACACAGGAAAAACTACCATATCCGTAGTCACAAGCCCTGAATTTAGTCCAGTTATTGGGTATATTATAGGGGTCAACTACATGAATATCCCTGTTAAACTCACTAAATGCTGCGCCTTCTGCTACATCCCAGCTGCCTTCAAGCAATTGTTTACGCTGATTCTCTGGCAGAGACAGCAACATAGTCTCATAATCACCAGAAGCTGCCAGCGCAGGGTTGTCATACAGCCTAGCAGGGATGAATCTGCGCTTAAACAGGGGCTGTCCCTCACGACTATGCCCCTTTGGGTACACCATTGTCTCACCTGTCTCAATATCGGTGGCATAAAACGCTTCACCGAATGCGGCAGGGTCAATAAACATCTTCTTTACCCACGAATGTCCCGGACCGCCGGGGTTAGTGGTCGCTCTCATGTACACTGGCAGATCAGATGCACCTGTTCGTAGTCGAGAACGCATATAATTCCACGCAAACGGGGTCTTCCACTGCGTCAACTCATCAAAACCTACCCAAGAGAAGCTCAAACCCTGATATCGCATGACATCTTCGTCCCTGTCTAGGAAGGACATCCACAGTTTGGCACCAGATGGGGCTTCCCACTGCATCCTACGCTCACTCCACTTGATACCGGGGATGATTTTGGGGTATATCTCCTGACTCTTCCAGATCAGTTCTCGTAATTCCTCTGTAGTGTGGCGCAACAGTAGGCCAGAAAACTGAGGATGGTACATATAACGCAACGGGTCAGCCAACATTGCGTAGCTTTTACCACCACCAGCACTACCACCATACAATACTTCGCGTTCAGCAGCAGCTAAGAAGGATGTTTGTGGTCCAACATTGGGCTTAAACACCACATCTTCAGTGGCATACTGTGTATCAAACGGTATTGTTGTCTCTGTTATTAAATTCGGTTGCTTTGTCGATGAGGGAGGTGTAGTAGTCTCTTTCGAAGAACTTTGTTTGCTCTGTCCGTTGGAGTTTTTGCTCGTAGCTTTGCGCGGCCTTGATTGCTTTTTCGAGCCTTCTGGCAAGGTTGCGGTAAGTTGTAGCTTTTCTTTTACGGGACTGTTCACTCTTTATCCTCTTTAACAAACCAACATGAGAGATGTATCTGCCAGTTTGTTTTACCAACCAATTAGCAACAAGCCTACTGCTGTATTGCTTTAAATATTTCTTAGCCTGTTCCAGTGCTTCAAGTTCTAGCGGAACTGGTTGAAAGAAATCATCATCTGGGTTATCCAACGTATATCCAAATGGAACAGCGCTAGACCTTAGAAATCTTGGAATTGGTACCCATACATTTTCTTCAATGGGTTGTGGCAATATCCATGCACCTAAATCACGCATCGTCTTTTGGAGGAAGGAACATAATGTTGCTACCAGTAGCCTCAACCTGAATCTTATCTGTCTTAGCAAGACCGGCACGATCAAGCAAGTCTTTGGCAGCATTGAGCTTATCACGCATGCCAAGCTCTGTCGGGTCTGTGATGCCACTGATAACTGCCATTGCTGCTCTTGGAGCATTCAGCGCCATGAACAGCTGTGTAGCTTCAATGACCTCTTCCTTGAGTGCAGACATGATGACTTTGGTGGAGGAGCCTTCAGCGTAGCCAGCAAGCTTACGAGCTTTTACTGGATCACCATTAGCTTCAGCAAACAACACCTCAATAAACTTCTGCTGTTGTTCGGTCAATACTTTCTTTGTTGCCATTTTAGTCTTTCGTTATTAAGAGGCTGTCAGAAATTCTTCTTTTACTTTGACAGATACAGTGATTACACTTGCAACAGAAGCTAGTCCACGCAGAGTGTCATTAGGCTGAAGAATGAATCCGTCTGTCAGTTGAAGAACGCTATTTGGATACATCACCACTTGCTCAGCAATGGTGTAAAATGTTGTAGTCTTTGAGTCATACCAATCAAGTGAGAAGGTGACATTGCTGCTAGATGCATTGGAAACAATAATGCTGTCTACGCTAGCTTCAAAGCGTGAAGGTACGGTGTAGACAGTGCTGTTACTTGTCAGCAACTCTTTACCAAGTGTTCTGTTTTTAGATGCCATGTTTATGTAAGATCATAAAAAGTAAGAGAACCAATACCACCACCAGTTCCTGTCAATGTTCTAGCAGCCAGTGTATAAATATCACTATCACCAGCTAAAGAACTGCCAAGTTGTAAATCCCAGTTGTAACCAGACCCTGTAGCTAATGGCACTCTACCTGATTTTCCTGTGGTAAATTCAGTGTAACAAATAGTTCCACCACTCATTGATGTTGATGCTATATCTTGTTCAACATTATTAGTAGAAGAAGCTGTTGTCCATGTTGGCGTTGTTAGTGTTGTATTTTTAAACAGAGCCAACTCATAATTATCCGAAGTGGTTGGTAGGAAATTTAAATTGTATGGCAAAACTACAGCACCAAATGCTGCTGAGGCTAGTCTAATAGACACCAGTGGCTTGAATGTTGTTGTTAAAAATGTACCTGTTGTAGCAGATGTCATCCTAGCTGAATGTTCTTGTGACACCGCTTCATATCCACCTTCAGACATTACTGAAGAACAAATCTGTTTCAATGCTGATGAAGAAGCTACAGTGCCAGTATTAGTAATTTCATACCTGACAGGCAAGATTGCTGTTGTCATATACACAGCTGTCTGCTCATTGGCATTATGAAATGTATGAGCAACAATGAATACTCCATTGATGACAAATCCACACCTAACACTACCAACACCCAACCATTCAAAATCTAGAAATAAAATCTGAGTTTTAGTTAAGTCTAGCGTAATTCCGCTAGAACCTGTACCATCTAGCTTATCCCCATTCCAACTAGCCTTAGCTGCATATCGCGCATCACTTGCGCTGCCGCTTGTGGATGTTCTTAAAACAAATGTAATGCCATTGGCACCTTGTTCTAAGAATACACCATTGCCTGTATTAAAGTAACCAACTCGCTGTCTTAGATTGGTCTTGGCTGTATCCATTTTAAATGTAGCCAACAACAACAAACTCTTACCCGGCTGATAAGGAAACACTCTGAATGTCTGTCTTACTACTTCATCAGCTGAAGTTGTTGACACAGCCATACTTACAGAAGACTCATTAGATAAATGAGTGGCTGCTCCACTACCAGCAGTAGAAGTGCTAAACTGCCCATCAATAGCATATCTGTTCTGACTATCGAAAAACGTGTAAGGCTCACTAACACGAAGTCTACCAAAGGCATCTGTGTTAGTACCACCAAAGCTAACAGTGTTGCCACTGCTAGCAATGCGTACAAGTTCTGGATAGGAGGTTATGCTCATTATTTCTTCTTCTGTTTCACTTTAGCTTCGGACAATGCAATGGCAATGGCTTGCTTAGGGTTGGTGACAACTTTGCCACCTTTACCACTATGCAAGCCTTTGTCCTTAAACTCACCCATCACTTTGCCAATCTTGGCTGTTTGTTTTTTAGTAGCCATTATTTCTTTGACTTCTGTGCTGGTGGCACTGATGCTCCACAGTTTGCCATAATCATGCCGCCTTTGGCGTAGCCTTTTACCATACCACCCATGTTCATTTCTTTGCTGTCTTTCTTTTCTTCTTTGGTGTTGTACTTACGACCTTCGAAGCTGAAGCTGTCTTTGCCTTCCTTCTTAGCTTCTTTGAAAGCTTTCTGGAAAGTGTCAGCGCTTTCAGTGCCTTTCTTGTAAACAGGAAAGTCTTCTTTGTTGGTGCGCTCATCAGCAGAAGATTTCTCTTTCTTGCTTTCTTTAGAAGCTGGTTCTTTATCTTTACCAATGGCTTCATCGATGGCACTGCCAACACCAAAGCCAGCAGCACCTGCACCGGCTACACGAACAACACGACCACCAGTACGCGCCATAGCACGATCTTCGGCGGCGGCTCGGGTGTCTGCTGTTAATCGGCTTGTTGTTGGACTTTTACCACGCGCTCTAATAATGTCGATATCACGCTGTTGATCACGAATAACATCAGCATAAAGAGATGGACTTGGATCGTTTTTATTAGACAAACCTTCTTGGCTAACTTCACGAGAATTTGTACTGCCTCGCTGTGTCAACTCCCTATCACTCATACGCCGACCAATATTAACAGGCTCTTCACCTCGTGTTCGTGATGGTGGCACTGGAGGACGCGCTGGTGCGTCTTTGGCTAATTTTTTAGCAATTGCTTTAGAAAGAACGCCCATGATTATTTACCCTTCTTAGCAGCTGGCTTAGCCATCGGCTTGCCAACACCAATGATGATGGCAATACCTGATTTACCATTCTTGCCCTCTTTAGCCATACACTTACCGGCAGCTTTACATTTGGCTGGTGTGGGGCATCCCTCACAAGGTTTAAACATTTTCTTAGTAGCCATTATCATTTACCTTTCTTAGCCATCTTCTTAACCATACCACCCTTAGCCATCTTACCTTTGCCATCAGCAGCAAAAGCTGGCACCTTCATGCCATCTTTCTCAACCATTGGCATGCCACCTTTAGCCATCTTAGTCATTGGCTCCTTCATTGCATAACCACCACCCATCATCTTTGTTTCTTTATGCTTGGCTGTACGGCTACCCCTGACAGGCAACATTGCACCACCTTTATTCATTGTAGGCTTAGCAGCTGCTTTCTCAACTTCATTAGCTTTGTCGAGATATGTATTTTTTACAGATTGTGGCAGCTTTGGGTCTTGTGCCATCTTGCGGAATCGTGCTGCCATTTGTGCGGGAGTTTCAGTAGCCATTTCATTTCTTTCATTTAAACAATGCTGTTAGTGCGGTCTATACAAACAACCATCACAGCTTCAACAGGTTTGTCTTTCAACAACACCACCAACTCTTTCATTTGCACAGACGCTGCAAGTTTGCAGCTTCTTATGTCAGTGTGCATAACATATGGCTCTTGTTTTAACACAGTGCATATCTGCGCCATGCATACAATAAACTGAGCTATGTACATTGTTATAACACACTAGCGATACTTTGCTGTCTTTTTTGCTACATTCTTTGGCTGAGCAACAAACTGTTTACCCTTTGCTGTACCTTCACGCTTGGCTTTGGTGGTGGCAGCATACTCAGCAGGTGTCAGAGACTTGATGGCCTTCTCAGGCAGATAGCGCTCTCCTGTCTCAGACGAAGGCTTACCAGACTTTGTTTTCCATTTCTGATCGCCCCAATCTTTCAAAGACTTCTGAGGAGCTTTCATTTGTATCCACCACCCTTAGCTTTATATTCTTTGGCAACCATCTGCGCCTTACGAGCGCTCCATTCACCGGGATCACCACCCTTGCTACCAGCCTTCACCTTAGCCACCAACGCTTTACGCATTGTCGGTTTGGTGTAGTTACCAGCAGCATTAACAGTTGATTTTGTTTTCATTACTCACCTTTATTGGCATACCTCCAGAGATTCGAACTCCGACTAACAGTTTTGGAGACTGCTATGCTGCCGTTACATCAGAGGCATATTCTTAACAAGCATTACCACTTAACCTTATCAGCCCAATAGGCTGCTGACATCTTGCCCTTAGCAATGTTGCTGGCATGCCTAGCCTTGAAGCTCTCTTGCCTATTCTTGTCCTTCTCAGTCTTTGGAGAAGCACCAGCACCGCTAACACCCTGTTGTCCAAACCTAATGAGCTTCACGCTGTCACCATCCTTAGCCAATACGACATGACTCTTTGTCGGATGATTTGGTGTTGCTTTAGGCTTGTTGTAGCCAGCAAACTCTTCTTTGCCACGCTTAATCATTTACGGCTCCTGCTTTTACCATCTCGCCAACCTTCTGCTTTCATCGCCTTCTCCACCTCTGGCAGAGAAAACAAAAAGCCAGAACGCTTCTCTATGGCAGCACGGCAGTAGTAAACATCTGAATGGTACAAACAAACTCTGTCTGTTCTACCAGAAGACATAGCACTGAAGGCTGCTGACAATACGCTGTAAGGAAACGCATCAAGCATTCCTTTTTCTTTAAGCTGTTTTCTTGTAAACATAAAACTAGTATATCACATTGTTTTATTTAACACAACAGCTGTGACTAGCAGCTTGCTGCCACCCCTTGTTTCATTTAACAAAAAAAATGGTTATATAGGTGTTATCGTTTTGCTAACATAATGGTGTTGGTATACCATTTATTAGAATTCTGATAATTACAATATTAAACTAAAAGAAACTATTAGCTACCATGTAAGCTACTGTAAGAAAACTGTCAGCTACCAGTTGCTTACACTTATTGTATGTTGGTTTTATACAACACCATAATGTTTTAGACATGCCTCAGCTACCAGAAGACAAAAGTCTTTCTGCTAGCATCTCTAGTCTGTTTCACATTACGAAACAATAGAAGATGTACCAGATGATGATACATCCATGTCTAGACTATTAGAGCTATTCATCGCTCCCTATGTCACGCTCTAGACTTCATGCCCCACGTTGCTGCTTTGACACACACCCCCAGTTGCAGCGAGGAAGCTTTCACTTCCTGTTGATGCCCTGTTATGTAGACCGCCCGACATCAATGCGTCAGTTGTACCACAGATCGAAACACCGTGTCAATGATTTTTGCAAAATCGTTTAGGCAAACGTCAGGAAAATGTTGCTAGTCCACCCTCTACAAGACGCTGTAGATGTTAGAGGCTATGCAGCCATCGGCAACAAGTTTTGACGGCCTGTGGGTGGGCTGTAGCGTCTACAAACGCCCTCCATCGTGTACGGAAGCAGTGCTAAAAATGTCATTGGTTAACAGTTGTCATTTTCCTTTCGCTGCATCCATTCCGTTATCTTTAATAAATCCTCTAAGCTTGCATCGCTTTTAATTCGGTTTGCTCGCATTGAAATGAACGCAACATTGTCTTTGACATAGCCTTTCTCTGGAATTAGTCGATCTAAACTTGGGGTGTCATTGGTTAGTTTATTAGACCAAGACATTGGCGTATTAAAAATAGGGCATACATCAGGGACTGATAGACCCTCTAAAGTTAAATCAAATGGAATACCTAATGACCGCGCCCGAATCTTAGCTGTTACTAGTGTACCTCTGATGAACTCTTTCTCCGTCCTAAAAGCACCAAGCCGAGGCTTCCAGTTTTTTGTTAAAACTTTACTTTTAATTTGCTTATCTAAGGTAGGATATCTTAATTCAATTTCTAATTTAACCCTTTCTTCTCTATCTTCGTCATTCAAAGGACTACCATAAAAAACGTCAATAGGTTGCCCACCTTTCTGAGCAATCCTAAGTTCACGTTGAATGTCTCGTTTAGACTTACGGTTGTTAAGTTTTGTTAATTTTGCTAGTGCTGTAGTTGCTGCCATATATAAACTCCTTTCCTAAGTTATACACCAGCAACTCCCTTTTGTCAACACCCCTATGACTCCCTTTGTAATTTCCTCTTCCGTGGGCGATGCCATGTACAATAACGCGCATACCCCGGCATGGGCCACGCCGCCCCTATACTATGTGGGGTTATTGCTATAGAAAATAATATATTCATGTGTCAATCTATCCGGTAAAATAATTGTCTCACGCTATGCTGGAAACCCTAACAAAATCAAGCACTTAGAGTAGATTGTAGCAATTGATTTAAAATGTATTATTTCCAATAAGGCATATTTCAATTGTTAAGTTTGTAACCACTAACTTAATGCATAACCCCTTGGCGTATATGGCGACATATAAATAATAAACTGCCCTACATGGTCACAATGTAAGTTAGTAGCCACTAACTAACGCATACGCACACAGTATAAGTTAGTCTGCACTAACATCATCGCTATGCACCAAAACGATGCACAAATGCACCAAAATGGCGCAAAATGCACCAATTTAGAGCTATGCAACTGGCATGATACTTGCAGCATGCGAATGACAATCAATGTCGTTTGTGTTGTAACCCATTGATTTACAACATGTTTTTAAATAGTTTTTAGAAAATGCAAAACTGGCATAGTACATGCATCATAAACAACATGCCAAAATCGGCATTGTCCTTAAAGGAAACAAACCATGTATACATTTCATATTGCAGTTGTATTGATTGTTATTTTTAAATTGTGGCTTATCACTAAAATCTAAAGGAAACATATCATGAAAACTAAACTCAATAAAATCTTTTATATCTATCATGAAGCTGCATTATCGGTATTCTTTGCAGCATGTGCTTTGCTTGAATTTATTTGTTTCTTATTCATTCCAGCACCAATAGCATACATTGCATTATTCGGGGCAATTTGCTTTTCTATTGTTGCTGGCAGCATGGCAGCATATGTTTATCGTAGTGCTAAGCGTATTAATATTATTTAATCTTTTAACTATCCTATAAGGAAACAAACCATGTTTAAACTTAAATCATTCAAGCCTACAGCAACAAAATTTATAGCATTGCAAGATTTTGCTGTAGTGCTGCAAAATGGCAGCATTGCCGATATTAATGCAGCACTGGCAGTAGTTAAAACAAAATTCACGGGCATTGCATGGCAAAGCAATTTTGCTAAGCTTGAAAGCGTTATTAATACCATGCTGCCAGAATATACAATATTCGCAAAAGGCAATAGCAAATTACCATTCTATAGCTTTTCTACATTACCCGCTGTAACATGTGCTGGTGCTGGTGCATGTTTAGATTTTTGTTATTCTTTTCGTGCATGGCGATATCCCGCTGCATTCATGCGTCAGGCACAAAATGCTTTGCTTATGCGTTTTAACCCTGATGCTATTGTCAGTGAATTATCCGGTATCAATGGGGCTTTTGAGTTACGCTTATATGTTGACGGTGATTTTGCCAGCGTTAATGATGTTAGTTTTTGGGTGAATACTTTGCAAGCAATGCCCTTAATCAAAGCATATGGTTATTCGAAAAGCTTTAATGAATTACTGGCATTCGATAAAATCGGACAATGGCCTACAAATTATGTTTTGAATATATCTAGCGGACATAATCATAATGCCGATACCATTGCACTAGTTAAAGCATTGCCTATAACCCGTGGAGAATTTGTTGCTGTATCTATTGGTAGAAAAGTAAAGAGTAGTGATCATGGCACAATTGAAATAAATAAAGCTTTGCGTGAGCATAGCATAGGTAAAATATTCCCGTGTCCCGGCACATGTGGCACATGTACGGGAAAAGGCCATGCATGCGGCATGCCTACACTTAAGGGCATAACCATTGCCATAGCTATCCATTAATGGCAGCACCTAGCTGGCAGCATGGCAGCACCTAGCTGGCAGCATGGCAGCACCTAGCTGGCAGCATGTTTTAATAAGGCATAAACCATTATGTTTTATTAAAGCATATTAAAAATGCTTAGTGGACGGGATCGCAAATATAATGCAAACTGTACACAAAAGGTTCTAAGGGTAAACACCTATGGTTTTTCTGTAGGACAGCCCCGATAATTTAATTGTTCACTGATAGTGGTGAACAAAAATGTTCTTTAAAAATTTAGCATGGGTATCGGTGCATTGTGACAGCATGCACTATTGGCCTACGCAAAAAGCATATGCGTTAATATGTTTTATGCCCTAGTATATGGCATTGAAAATATACATAGGAAATAGCGGATAGTATATCGGGGTCGGTATGCATTAACCCGCTAGCTTTCAAATATATTTTGCATAGGGCAGAGTATATTTATCGAGCTAACATTTTCTGAATAGGAAACAAAGTAATGGACAAATACATTAGACCATTAACCACTGGATATATTAATCACGCAGAAGAACGGGATTGTACAGTGAGAGCATTAGCAAATAGTGCTGGTATAGTATATGGTAATGCACATACTATATTAAAGAAACATGGCAGGAAAGATCGCAAGGGTTGCACCAATTTAGTATGGCACGATGCATATACTAATACTGGACTATCCCTTGTGGGTATATATGGCACAACAAAATGTGCAAAGCATATATCAAAGCGTCTTAATATTGCAGCACATAAAGGCATAACCCTTGGGCGTATACTGCCACAGCTTAATGACGGTAGTTATGTTGTCATTATCACAGGGCATGCGCTGGCAGTAGTTAGTGGGCATGTCATTGATAAGGGTTTGAATCGTAGTAATTCGTCAGTGGTTGCAGTTTATAAACATTCTTAAAGGAAACATATCATGATGGGCATTAATGTTAGAAACACAAAGGACAAACCCTTTGCTGATTTAATTGTCGATGGTTTAAAAACTATAGAGACAAGGGAAAGTAATAGTTTGCATCCTTATTTGGACGATAGAATAGCAATTGTCAGGACGGGTATGGGTAAGGCATTTGCCATAGGTGAAGTTACTATCACTGGTTTTAGCTGGACTAATAGCGAAAGCATATTCAATAGTTATGAAGACATGCATATGGTAGAAAAAGGAAATCCCTTTTATATTAAACAAAATGTGGGTAAGTATATGTATTTCTTAGACAATGCTGTGCGTTATAAAACCCCTGTTGCTGTTGGCAAGGGTATAGTGGCTAGACAATTAATCTATTAAAGGAAACAATTATGTTACTCAAATTAAACAAATGGAATGTTCGCATTGTTAAAACAGGCGATAAGTATGGCCTCGGTAAGCGCCTTACTAATGACAAAGCCCCAATGGTGGAGTTCTACGATAGTAGATATCCTCATACCGAATATGGACAGTTTGTCTCACGCTATTATATTTCCACTATACTAAGTCAAGACAGGTATGGTGGTAAATATTCTAATGGACTATGCTTAGATGGCAGAGTGCCAGCATGGCAAGTATCTGCTGAGGATATGGCAGAAGTTGTTTCTTTTCTTCAAGGATTTCAAAATGGAAACACCTAAATGTTATTATAGTTTTGCCCAATATAATGATGACGATATTAATAATTGGAGCGTCATTGTAGATGGGATGCCAATATGCAGCAAGCGTACATTCCCTGAAGCTGTGCGCTGTGCTGAGAGTTTCAACCTAACACCATGCGTATACTTTTGGAATGGTGTTATAGGACAGTTTGTTCAACTAGTTAATATTGAAGAGGTAACTAAATGAAAACATATCAGCAGACACATCACCATTTCTTCTTGAACTGTGCATACCATAGGCATACTCATGGGTTAGCAACACTGTCCCTTGACCATATACAACAGGGCAAGTGGCTGAGTGAGAATGAAATTAAAGATTTTACAATTGCTTATATGATGGGAGATGAGTTATGACAACAGTATGGATTGTGTGGGGTAATGATAGCGAAGGCAAGTTTATTGCTGGTATATATGATGATAAAGTCAAGGCCGAATCTGATATGCGACTGGCTAAACAAGACACTGACACAGTGGCACATTATTATATTCAAGAAAAGGCAATAACAAAATGACAACATACATCGACATGTTTAATGTAGACAACTACTACACATGGGAAATGGCAGAGTTACAGGGTGCTGTATATACAGTAAAGATATACTCTGTTGATAATCCCAATGAGTTTCCCTGCGAACTTATTATATCAGACATACTTGATGCCATTAATGTAACATGTAATATGTTAGATGGTGGCTCACATGTTAGAACCCGTATTAGGAGCGAATAAAATGGCTAGAGCAGAACAATCCCACGAAGACCAATTAAGCAATGTATTTTTTGCGGATGCATTTCCCGATGCTGATAGTCCCGCTGAACTGTATCGCCAAGTGTACAAATACACCAACTGTGGTGCGTGGCTGAGCGTGCTGATTGAGTACTACAAGACCATCGAGCCTGATGGGTTTAATGACTTTCCTTTTGACAAACTTGTCAGCGAGTGGGTTCATAGTGACGCATTGCACCAACTGGGAACTTGGAAAGACTTAGACCAACAGGGAGTGCTGGTCACTGCAATGATGGTTGGCAGCATTGTCGAAGGGGTAGACCAATGCACAGAAAGTATTGAAGTCGAAGCCAATCAATTGGACGAAGAACCAGAGGAATTTCACAAGCGCTTTTATGCCGCCTTGGGTGAAGTTGAACAGGAAGCTGAGTCTATTTGGAATGATACTCATGGATGCGAAACATGCGCTAAACATTGGGGCATTAATCTTGACGAAGAACTGTCCCCTGTTTGGACTGAATGCCCTGATTGTCAAGGGCATGGAACATCAATTTAATTATTAGGAGCAAGTAATGGAAGTATTTATATTCTTACACATCCTTGGTGTCGTGTTACTTTTAATTATAGATTAATGGAGAAATAAAATGGCTAAAGTAGTATTTGAAAACAATCAATATATCTTGCGTGACGATTGGAGCATTGAAGATGTTCGCAACATTATAGAATGTAACAACATTGAAGAGGCTGAGTCTTTCACTGATGAAGATTGTGTCCGTGTGCTTGAAAGAGTAGCAGATAATTTTGATGCTAATTATGGCATCACATGGGACAGTATAGACTTTGTTATCAATCAACTTATTGAGGAATCAAAATGAAAACATTTAAAATATTTATGACCCGTTCAGTTTATCAATGTGCTGAAATTAAAATAGAAGCATCCTCTAAATCAGATGCCATACAGAAAGTATTAGATACTCCGGAGCAGCATGTGTGGCAGACAGACCATATATTAGATTATAAAATTTCTTACTTAGAGGAAACAAAATGAAACAATCAGACTATTCAAGACTTGAAGACATGTTAGGTCGTGCCTATGAATTGGCAGTACAGGTGGTGAACGGAGACAAGGCATCCATTTCACTTGCTGAGGAAGTATCAGGTGAGTGCGCTGAGTTGCTAGCCCTGATGGATGGCGACATGGGTGCATTCGGTGAAGAGGAAGTGATTGATAAAGAATTGCTGGCCTTAGCTAGCGCATTACAAAAGGAAACAAAATGAAAACATTCACAGTTATTGTATATTCAGACCCTGCTCATGCATGGGGTAAGGTAAAGCGTCAAGTGTTGATCAATCTAGGCATTGCTCATAAGATCAGCAGCTACAGCTACCAGTATAAAGACAATGTATATCTGGAAGAAGATTGTGATCTGTCCCTATTACATGACGCATTACTTAAGAGCGATACCAATATTAAGTTTGTTGAAAAGCATACAAACAATATGTCTCGCATCCGTTCCTATTCATCATACTCCACAGAAAGCGCAACATGATTGATACTAGAGTGCCATCAATTACACTGGTATATAAACTAGTGAACGCTGCCATACATGAGTTTAAAGATAAAGAATATGAAGAGGCTATTGAGTCACTTGAGATGGCGAAGCGAACTCTTGAGGATATAGCAGATGTTTAATATGCTGGCAATAAGCGCTGGTTGTTTTGCCATATTATCCTTTGCCTTTTGGGTAGGTGGTGAGACTGAGCGTATGAAACAGGAGCTAGCAGAGGCACATACACAAAGCCGATGCTACGCTAAGGGTAAGTTCGAAGCATTCGTTGCTAAGGATGGTGTAGACTTTGTTTGTTTCAAACAAAACATTGAGACAAAGAAGATTAGCAGATCATCAATTGTTATGGGAGAGTGAGTATGTCATTGGACTATATGCTTGGATATATGCAAGGACGCAGAGGACAATTTCGTTGTCGGCAAAATGTCAGTGATGAATACAATGCCGGATACTTAAAAGGGTTTGCATTATATGAGGGTGACATAATGATATTAAGACAACTAGTTAATAGGTACAACAAATGATAAAGAAACAATACACCATTGCAGATGTGTTACATCTTGCTGCTGATAAATATTTAGTTGCTCATTCACGATATGAGGCAGATCATATTATAGAAAGGTTCTCATGCTGTGCAATTTACAGCGCCATCCGTGAGATAAATGGTAACTTGTATGGAGAAGAGTCAACAATATTGCGTGATCAAATCGTGAAAGGATTAAGAAACATGGGATGTGATGTAGAAAGTCATTCTTTGTTTGAGAAATATGGCGACAAGCCTGATGTGTATGGAAGCATCATCCACGATGTGCAAGGTATGCGTTACATGTGGCTCAAGTGGGCAGCATTAATGGCTGAAGAGCAAGGAATTTAAAATGAAAGGCGCTTATATGATTACCGATATTGATATCAATGACTTCGATGTGCTGCCAGTGCGTGAGCTTTACAAAGTAAAACCACGAAGCTATGTGCAGCTACCAACTGGTGATGTGTTCTTCTTTGATCACATTGATGGTGCTTACAGCTACTGCCTGAACATGTTCGGTGATGTGTGCCACTTGGCTGCATGGCAGAGTGTGCATCCGCTTGATAGGGTCAGGCTTCGAATACCAGCACTTGATAAAGACCCTTCATCTGAGTCGGACATTGCTGACTTGCCTTGACAAATATTTAACTTCTCTTTTACAATCAATCCCGTAGCAACTTCGCTACCTTCTTTATAGGAACTACATCATGTCTAAACATGTCATCTTCTCCCGCAATGTCAACAACACTGCCCTGTCTATCGAGCGCATGCAACAGCTTACCCCTGCTGCCTTTGCCACCACCAAGCATGAGCGTTTGACAGACCGCTACATGCCCCTGCACACCAGCAGTTTGCTGCCTGTGCTGGCAGACTATGGCTACTCACCAGTGCAAGCAGCACAGAAGCGTAGTCGCAAGGCAAGTGCTGAGCATAGCGCCCACATGCTGGCCTTTGCTAAGACCGATCTTGCCAGCTTGAATGCTGATGACATCCGTCCTGAAATCATTTTGTACAACAGCCATGATGGTAGCGGCAGCGTCAAGCTTTTCGCTGGTGCATTCCGATTCATTTGCAGCAATGGTATTGTTGCTGGTGATGGCTTTCAAAGCCGCTTGTATCACAACAAGTCAGCAATGCTTGGCTTTGAAGACATGCTGCGTAACACTGTTGCCAACCTGCCAGCAATGATGGAGCGCATCAATGCTTTGCGTAGTGTGCAGCTGTCCAGTGCAGCAGCGTATGAGATGGCTAAGCGTAGCGTCAATACCCGTTGGGACATGTTCGATGCACAGACAAAGGGTGTCTATGCCATCGAGAAAACCATCACCGATGTGCTTGCTGTCAATCGTAATGAAGACAACTACACTGATGCCTTCACTGTGTTCAACCGCATTCAGGAGAGCGTCATTCGTGGCAAGACATTCATCAAGAGTGTGACCGAAGCAACACCATATGGCAGCATCCGTAAGGCACGACCTGTCAACAGCGTGAAAGAAAACATCCGCATCAATGGTGCGCTGTGGAACATTGCTGAAGAGATGACAGCGTAACTGCTGCAATGGCCTTGACCGCTATGGGGTTCTTTTGTTAGACAATCGGTGACAGCATGGAGAGACATGCACTTAAACATAAGGAACATAATGAAACCAGCATACCTTGTGACACATCGTGGTCAATGGCGGTATCTGCCGCCCATACAGGCAGTCAACGATGGTGTTGTCGAGCGCTGTATGCTTGGCACTGATGACGCTGCTGCCTTTGCCTATGCTGCTGCTGGTAATGCTAAGCTTGAAGCATGGCGTAGCCATCGTAAGCATGTCAAGAGCATGGGTGCTGACAGCAACATTGGATTGCTTGTTGAAAACTATTTAGCAAGTGATGTATTCAAAGCATTAGCACCACTGACAAGGCAGGGATATGCTCTTGCCCTTGCCCACTGGCAGGACAATGGCACTGTTGGTGGTAGAAGGCTCGACAAGATTAAGGTGTCGGGTCTTGATGCCATCACCTGTCAGAAGATTTATGACATGATGGCAAGGGTGTCTGTCAGCAATGCCAATGGTTGCCTTGCTGTGTGGCGTTTGTTGTTCAGCTATGCCATACGCAATGGCTTCTGCCAATACAATCCATTCAAGGCTGTAAAGAAACAAACAACAAAGCCAAGGCGTGTCACATGGGAGCGTGAACATGTCAGGGCTTTCTTGAATGTGGCGTACAGCAATTGGAAGACCCGTAGCATAGGGCTTATCATTCACATGGCCTATGAGCTAGCGCAGCGTTCCACTGACATGCGCTTAATCAAGTGGTCAGACTATGATCGTGCTAAGGGTGTGCTGGTGGTGGTGCAGAGCAAGCGTGGCAGCAGGGTTGAGCTTCCTGTCAGCAAGGGCTTGCAACAAATGCTTGAGCAGCAAGCTAAAGATTTTGATTGGCAAGCATACATTGCACCTTCACTCAAGCGTGATGGTAAGCAGGGGTTGATGCCATACAATCTTCACAGCTTCAACAAAGCAGCAACAGCATTGATGGAGCAGTCCGATCTGCCAGAGCATCTCACTGTGCGTGACTTACGCCGCACTGCCGTCACTGAAATGATTGAAGAGGGTGTACCACTGCCATCCATCAGTGCCATGACAGGGCATGCAAGCTTAACTAGTCTTACTCCTTATGTAAGGCACACATTGCGTGGTGCTATGAATGCACAGGCAATGCGTAACTATCCAGAATATTTAATGGAAGAACCATCGTGAATAAATATTGTGATGCTATGATTGGCAAGCAGATTTTGTGTCCACATCCTGATGAGTGTGCAATAGATTGTCAATTCGACAATGCTGTTGTCACTCGCACAATCAAACCCTATCCAGCAGTAGTGCTTGATGAGGTGGATGTCAATGAACAGTGGCAGAGTATTGGTGAGATGTTATCTGTTGCTGTATGGGCGGCTGCGTTAGTCATCATTACGCTGTTTGTATTTTCTTGTTTGTTTTTATGGGGAAAACTAGTATGAATTACACCTTTACCGAACCGTCCTCCAAGATGTTCTTGCTGGCTACGCCACCCAAACCTGTTGGCGGCTACCGCATGGGTGAAGAGGCCAATGGTGGATATATTATTTTTAGCATACCAAATAAACCCTGCTGGATTCACCGCATGGGTGTGCGTCTGGTGCTTGGTTGGAAGTGGGTGGACGCATGAAAACAATCGATGAGATGGCGCGTGAGGCTGGTGATGATTGGGATCACACTCTTAAAGAAGACCGTGAATTTCTTAAACGCTTTGCTGATCTTGTTCGTGCTGATGAGCGTGATGCAATCTACGATCAGTGGCACTTCTGTGTCATGGCTGATCTTGAAAACGGCGTGAAGTGGTTGAATGAAAAGGCTGCTGCTGAATGGCATACAAACTATCCAGCACAGAGTAATCTATTTCCATCATGGGTTGAATCAAGGGGCAGCAGATGAAAACAAACTTTGAAATGGCGAAAGAAGCTGGCCTACGAGACAGCGTTAACCTTGAACGCTTTGCCGCCCTTGTCCGTGCTGATGAGAAAGAGCGCATCATTAAAGTAATTGAAGGCATGGGTACATGGGCGCACATTAACGAAGTGATTGATGAAGTAAGGAAGAACACATGACTAAACTAACAGTAGACGCTGCCCTTGACCACAAAGTTGCACATGCAATGGGGCTTAAAAGCGTACACAACTGCGAGAAGTGGGTAGGACTGACGGAGGAGGAGATTAATGCCTGTGATCCATCAGAGGAAATCTGGGGCTTGCATAAGATTGCCCGAGCCATCGAAGCCAAACTTAAGGAAAAAAACACATGAAAGTAACAATTGGTAAATATAAAAACTGGTTTGGTCCTTATCAACTAGCTCAGGCTCTTTGCTTTTGGATGAAAGATGACACTGATTGTGTACACAAGTTTGGTGAGTGGTTGGCACATGGTAGTGTGCGTCCTACACCAAAGAAAGGTGACACGATTGTGTTGAGGGATGATCGACCCATGACAATGCTGTATAAGTTTTTAACTTGGATACACACCTTTCGTGAACAAAACATTAAGGTGAGGATAGACCCGTGGGATACATGGAGTATGGATAATACACTTGCCCACATCGTATTGCCAATGCTTAAGCAGCTAGAGGCAAGTAAACATGGTGCGCCTCATGTTGATGACAAGGATGTGCCAGCTGAGTTGCGATCAACAGCAGCACCGCCCAAAGAAAATGAATATTGTGTTGATGACAATCATTTCAAACGATGGGATTGGGTGATGGCAGAAATGATCTTTGCTTTTGAAAGTCAATTCAATGATTGGGAAGAGAGGTTTCACACTGGCACTCATGACATAGGCTGGATTCACAATGACAGTGGAGCATATGAAATGATTAAAGGTGATAGGGATACATACAAGTATGACATGAAAGGCGCAGCCGCCTATCAGAAGCGGATATCCAATGGATATAAATTGTTCGGTAAATATTACGAAAACTTATGGGACTAAGGAGAAAAACATATGAGTGCATGGTTGATCGCTACTATCGGCGTGGTATATTTAGTGGTTGCTGTTGATTTAATTATCAAAGGCAACATAGGATTGGGCATAGCCTTCGTTGGCTACAGCTTAGGTAATGTAGGCTTGTACATTGCAGCAAAGGGAGTGACATGAACACCGACACCATATTGATTCAAGAACTTCAACTCATTTATGAAACAGCATGCACATCAGAACATCCTGATGACATAGCGTACATGAAGACTGTCGAGGCAGCAGCCGAAGTGTTGCTTCGTTACAGCATGACTCCTAATCAGATCAAGAGCTACTTCGATGAGTTTTAAAATCAGCAGTGATGGCTCAGCTGCTGTTGACCCTGAGTATTATTGGATTGAGATTGACAGCATGACACCCCGTGGTGTTAAGCTTCAACTGTTGAGCATCAGTGGTGTCGCCACCTATGGTAACTATAGTGGCGACACCTTCTGGACTCATTGGGCACCCCTACCTAAACGAAAGAAACAAAATGACATTGAATAAGTGGATAATTAAATATAGTTCTGGTGCGTATGTAACACCAGCCAATGGTGATATACCTTTCATCTTCAGCACAAGGCGTGAAGCTTTGCATGAGTCTGGTAAATACTTTGATGCTGCACCATGTGCTGTCACTGTTAGCATTGAGGAAGAAGCTGTGCCACAGAAAACGCTTACACTGAAGAAGCGTAGCATTGATTAGTAAATAGCATGGCATTCATAAAGACACACACCCGATGTGACAAATGTGGTAGCAGTGATGGATGCGCTATCAATAATGATAGGTCAACCTATTGTTTTGTTTGTTCTGTATACACCCCTCCAGATTTAGATAAGGAAGTTAATGTGATTGATGTAGATGTAAAAGTTCCAGATATGAGTTTCCTTAAGCAATACAATAAGGGCAACTTTGTATCCGTACTTGACAGGCGGCTTACTAAAACAACAATGGAAAGATATGGTGTTGTCCGTGATGAGGACAAGTACTACTTCCCTTACTACGACAAAGAGCTACAGCTTGTAGCTGCTAAGGTTAGAGGTGTGAAGGACAAGACCTTCGTTGCCAGTGGTGCATGGTCTAAGGGTACGCTGTTCGGACAGAATCTTTTCCCCACTGGTGGCAAGTACATCACCATTGTTGAGGGTGAGTTTGATGCACTGGCTGCATATCAGATGACAGGTAGCAAATGGCCTGTCGTTAGTATCCGCAATGGTGCAGCTTCTGCTGTCAAAGACTGTCGTGCCAACTACGAATACTTGAACAGCTTTGAAACCATTGTCGTTTGCTTTGATGGTGATGCTGCTGGTATCAAGGCCAGCAAAGAAGTGGCTGAGCTTTTCGGTAGCAAGTGCAAGGTGTTCAAGCCTGTTGCTGATCATAAGGATGCATGTGATTGGCTTGCTGAAAGCAAAGAAGCAGCATTCGTTGACCGCTGGTGGAAGGCTGAGTCGTTTGTACCTGATGGCATCGTAGCTGGCAGCACCCTGTGGGAAGTTGTGTGTACACCTATGGCACCAGCCGACTGCGACTACCCGTGGGCAGGGTTGAACGATCTTACCTATGGTCTACGCTTTGGTGAGCTTGTCACTGTCACTGCTGGCAGCGGCTTAGGCAAGAGCCAAGTGCTGCGTGAGGTGGTGTGGCATCTGTTGCAGAAGACTAAGGACAACATCGGTCTGATGTTCCTTGAAGAGAGTGTTCGCAAGACAGCGCTGTCGATGATGAGCTTGGCTGCTAACGCACCATTGCATCTACCTGACGCTGTTGTGTCTAATGAAGAGCGTGAACGAGCCTTTGCTGAGACACTTGGCACAGACCGACTGTTCTTGTTTGATCACTTCGGCAGCACATCAGTGGAGAACATTGTCAATCGTGTACGCTACATGGCAAAGGGTATGGGATGCAAGTATGTATTCCTTGATCACCTGTCCATCATTGTGTCAGCACAAGACAATGGTGATGAGCGCAAAGCCATTGACGAAATCATGACGAAGCTGCGTATGCTGGTGCAAGAAACCAACATTGCCCTCATCATTGTTAGTCACTTGAAACGACCAGCCAATGAAGGCCATGAAGAAGGTGCGCTTACATCACTGTCACAGCTTCGCGGCTCTGCCGCAATTGCACAGCTGTCAGACATGGTGATTGGTCTTGAGCGCAATGGACAATCTGAAGACCCTGTGATTCGCAACACCACTAAGGTGAGGGTGTTGAAGAATAGATACAGTGGGCAGACAGGACCAGCCTGTCACTTGCATTACAATAAGCACACTGGTAGGATGTTGGAAGTTGAACCTGAACCTGATGGAGAATTGCTATGATGAAAGATGTTAAGAAGATTGTTGACTATTATCGGACTAGAGCAAATCAATTTGAGAATCTTGAGGAAGCTATTGATTACTTTGAGAAAGGCAAGTCAGAGAATTGGATGTGGGAATATCTACTTGAGTACGGTCTGCAAAAACAAGAAGCTGACAAGATGTTTGATCTTCTTGATGACAAGACGATTGATATGTTAGCTGGATTTAAAGTAAGTTTTGTTATTTGTATTGCAGATGAGTAGTTTCAAACTGTCGGTAAATGTTGATAAGTACCTACCAATTGAAACATTAAGGAGCGAACATGAGCGAGATAGAAATCTATTGGCAAGCGATAAGAAAGAAGAGTCCTAGACCTTTACCAGAGTTTAAGAATCTGGAACCAATGCACCAGCATATGATTATTCAAAGCGTCAATCTGCTACTGTCTGTCATCAATGGTGCATCTAATGACATGGCTTGACCCAACCCTAATAAGGGGTGACTTCCTTTGTTTCTGTACAACAGAGGCTGAGTTTGTAAAAGAACTTAAGCGAACAAATGTGCCTACCCCGTGGCCTAAGTGGATTGATGATGATGCTCTTGCCATGACACACTATGTTGTCACAGCCAAAGGCAACAGAGTTAGTTTCGTATGCCTTGCTGATAAGAAACTAGACGGCATATCAATAATGGGCTTGTTGGTGCATGAAGCTGTACATGTTGTACAGGAATACTTCAGATACATTGGTGAGGAATCACCAAGCGTTGAGTTTCAAGCTTATGCTATACAGAAAGTAAGTACTTTATTAGCACATGCTTATTTAGATAAACAAGTAAAGAAGAGGAAATGAAGTGGATTGGATTTATGATTTGGAAGTTTTCCCCAACTGCTTCACCTTCACAGCCATCTGTGCAGACAACTCACGCACTCATGTGTACGAATGCTCGACACGAAAGAATGATGTGTCGCAATTGTTTGAGTTCTTAGACATGTTGCATGACAAGAAGCACAGAATGGTGGGCTTCAACAACAAAGGCTTTGACTATCCAGTGCTGCATGCTCTGCTTGAAGTGAGGGCTAAAGCTGTTACAGTGTCGGGCAAAGCTGTTGCCAAAAAAGCATACAAGGTTGCACAAGACCTCATTTCTGTACAAGCTGAGCATAACAACAGCCGCTTGAAGGAGTATGTTAAGCAGGTTGATCTGTTCAAGATTCATCACTTCGACAACAAGGCACGAGCCACTAGTCTGAAGATGATTGAATTCAATATGAAGTCTGACAGCATTGAGGACTTGCCATTCCCTGTTGGCACTGAGCTTACTGACAGTGAGATTGATGTGTTGCTTAAGTACAACATGCATGATGTTATCAAGACGCTCGACTTCTACAACATATCATTGAACGCCATCCGGTTTCGTGATGAGTTGTCAAAGAAGTACAAGCGTGACTTCACCAATCACAATGATACAAAGATTGGCAAAGACTACTTCATCATGCAGCTTGAGAAGACAATGCCTGACTCATGCTACAAGAAAGACAGTACTGGTAAGAAGGTTATTAACCAGACTAAGCGTCCATTGATTGCCATCAAAGACTGCTTGTTCAACTACTACGACTTCCAACGACCAGAGTTTCAGGCAATCTTTAACTGGTTCAAGAAGCAGACCATCACTGAAACTAAGGGTGTGTTCTCTGACATCACTGCTGACAAGCTTGATCGTGTAGCCATGTTTGCTGACATGAATGTCATGCGTAAGAAGTTTAAAGCAGAGCAGATAGACGAAGAGCTTGTTGCGTTTAAGGCTGCTTACCCTGCTGGCTGGATTGATAAGGTGGAGTTAAAGGCCAAGAAGAAAGGCCAGCCTACCTATTCCTATTGGTATTGTTGGGATGAAGCTGAGACATTGAATGTCGTAGTCGATGGCTTTCGCTTTGACTTCGGCACTGGTGGTATTCATGGCAGCGTGTCATCATGCATCGTAGCTGAGAGCGACACTCACCAGCTTATTGACGCTGATGTTAGCTCCATGTATCCGAACATTGCCATTGCCAACAGGGTGTTTCCAGAACACCTCACTGACAGGTTCTGTGACATCTACAAGGATGTGTACGAGCAGCGTAAGAGCTACCCCAAGACAAGCGCTGAGAACGCCATGCTGAAGCTGGCATTGAATGGTGTGTATGGTGACAGCAACAACCAGTACAGCCCCTTCTATGACCCGCAATACACCATGACCATCACCATCAACGGGCAGCTAAGCCTGTGCCTGTTGGCTGAGAAGCTGCTGACTATTGACGGCTTGTCACTTGTACAGGTCAACACCGATGGTGTCACTGTGTTGTGTCCTCGCAACATGATGGACAAGTACAATGCCATCTGTGAAGCATGGCAGCAGCAGGTTGGATTGCAGCTTGAGTATGCCAGCTATTCTAAGATGATCATCCGTGATGTGAATAACTACCTTGCCTTCTACACCGATGGCAAAGTTAAACGCAAGGGTGCTTATCAGTATGAAGGATTGGGCTGGCATCAGAACCAAGGTGGCCTAGTCATCCCTATGGCAGCTGAAGCAAACATGATCTATGGTACAGACATTAAAGATTTTGTACAAACTCATAACAACTTGTACAATTTTATGCTGAGAACAAAAGTTCCGCGCAATAGCAAGCTGATGCTGGTGATGGAGGATGGCACTGAAATACAACAGCAAAACATTTGTCGCTACTATGCTTGCAAAGATGGTGGTAAGCTGGTTAAAATCATGCCAGCATTGATTGAAGGTGGTGAAGATAGACGGTTCTCAATTGACAGCAGCTGGAATGTAAAGACATGCAACAATATCAAAGACTTCAGCAATGATATCGACTATGATTATTACATTGCAGAAGCTAAGAAGCTTGTTGTAGAATAGGGTTTTCTTCTTTAGTAAAAGAAGCGGTATAGGTGGCCTCGTTAGCGCCACTGTTTTAAATAGGAATCGATATGGAAAATCTTGTTAAGTTTAAGTGTGACATCATGTGGGCGCAGTTGGCTAAGGTCAATGATATGAGTGGTAAGTTTCAGGTGAACCTGTGCAACCTGAGTGATGCTGCTGCCAAAGCATTGGAAGAGTTGGGTATCTCTACGCTGAACAAAGAAGGCATGGGCAATTACATTACTTGTAAAAGCAATACGCCAATGAAGGCATTTGATACAGAGGGTGATGAGATTAGCCAACTCATTGGCAATGGCAGCAAGGCTAAGGCTGTGGTTAAGCCTTATGAGTGGGCGTACAAGAACAAGAAAGGCATTAGTCCTTCTTTGGTGAAGCTGGTCATTACCGATCTGGTTGAATACGCCAGTGCTGGTGGGAGCCTTGATGATGATGAACTCCTGTGAACTAGAGCAAGCTGAACGGCATGCCTACATTAGTGGTGACACTAAGAGGGCTGCTCTGCTAGCTGAGATTATTGACCTGCGACATGAGGTTGATAATCTTCAATACAGGCTTGACGAAGAAGATGACTATAGCACTGATTGACAGTGACATTGTTGCCTATCGTATAGCATTCGCATGCGAGAATGAAAATGAAATAACTGCTAGGCGAAGGCTTGATAGTTATCTAACGGACATTCTTGTATGCGGTGTTGACAGCACATACCCTGATTGCTTTGTAGATAGTTGGAAGCTTTTCCTTACAGGAAAAACAAACTTCCGTAAGGATGTTGCTGTAACAGCCGTCTACAAAGGAAACAGAGTTGCCCCAAAGCCTGAACATTTGCCAGCATTACGCCAGCATATGATAGAGGAATGGGGCGCTAGTGTTTCTGAAGGGCAAGAAGCTGACGATGATGTGGCTATAGCTGGTACAGAGTACGGCGATGACGGCATCATGGTATCGTTGGATAAGGACATTGATCAGGTGGCAGGGTGGCACTACAACTTCGTAAAGAAGACAGGCTACTATGTCTCTGAAGCAGAAGGCTTATTCAAACTATACTGCCAGATATTGACAGGAGACACAGCAGATAACATCATCGGTATCAAAGGCGTTGGTCCTGTAAAGGCTAACAAAATACTTGATGGTTGTGTCTATGAGTACGATATGTACTGTCGTTGTGTTGAAGCATATGATGGCAATGAAGATCGTGTAATTGAGAATGCTCGATTACTTTATTTACGCAGAACAAAGGACGAACCTTTATGGACTCCACCGAATACCCAATTAAACCCAACGATGTAGCATTGGTGTTGCGTCCTATCGTTACAGAAGATAATCAATGGGATGGAAACTTCGAAGTATTTATTACTGGTGCTGGACCTGTAACAATAACTGAAGAAAATACCCGTGACCTAATTAGCATGGCAATGTTAGTGGCTACTACCATCTCTATGATGGAGGAAGATGTAGACTTGACAGAGAAGATCATGACTGAATGTGCTAAGTTGTATGGTGATGCTGATGATGTTGATATTCAGAACATGATAGCTCCAGAAGAAGGATCACTACTTACGCTTACTAGCAAAACAATTGGAGGTGTGCAATGATTAAACATTGCAGCACTTGTTTCTATTGGAATCAAGAGGAACAACAAGAGCCTTGCTACAACTGTCATGGTTACTGTAACTGGGTAGCTAAAGACTTCTTAGCAAATGTACCAGACACACCCATGAAGACAGCATGGTATGTTAAACCAAACTTAGATAAAGGTGCTGTTAATAATGACCACTTGATTGATGCTTTGAGATACGGCGTTAAAACTGGTGTTAAGTTCGATCAGGACAAACCTCAGTGGACACTAGTACCCTTCAAAGCATTGGACGAAGTGGTGAAGGTGCTAACCATTGGTGCAAGGAAGTATGCTCCTGACAACTGGAAGAAAGTTCCTAACGCACGACAGCGCTACATTGATGCAGCCTTCCGTCACATGTCAGCTTACGCTGCTGGTGAAAAGCTTGATGATGAGACAGGTAAGAGTCACTTGGCACATGCTATGTGTTGCTTGTTGTTCTTGCTAGCATTTGATCTGGATAAAACTTTGGAGAAAACTAATGGCTAAAGCTACTGTCACTGTTGAGTTTCATGTAGATATAGATGATCTTGGTGCTGCTTACAGCAATGACGATTATCTGATTGAAGAACTTAAAGATCAAGTATCTTATGGCCTATACAGGTTTGATGCTCAAGAGATTGTCTTCACTCGTGTTGACATTGAAGGACTATGATGGAAAACATTGTTATTCACTTAGCCAACAATGGTTTCATTGTCACCTATAACGAAGAGTTCTCTCAACAAGACTACATTGCATACGACATTACAGAAGTTTGCGACATTGTTCGTGACATCTTACGGGCAGAGACATACAATGTTGACATGTCTCATGTGGTAACAGACACTGTACCAGATGCATAACTCTGGTGAATGGACTGACGCGAGGTTCCGAAGCTTCATCACTTCGGCGCTTCGTGCTGCGTCCAGACGCTGGCCTCCTAAGTACAAGTCTTTGAAAGAAGCCTTTGTCGGTAAGAAGGTTAATGCAAAAACTGGTAAGATTGCAATGCACTACAAGTGCGTTACCTGTGACGGCATCTTTGTTGCTGCTGATGTACAGGTAGACCACATCCACCCTGTCGTTGACCCTAAGAAGGGTTTTGTCAGTTGGGATGTGTACATCACTAGGATGTTCTGTGAGATTGATGGGCTTCAAGTGATGTGCAAACCCTGCCATAAAGAGAAAACTACACAAGAGAAACTTGAAAGGAAAAAGAAATGAGCTTCATGCCGCTGCTTGCCCTACTATTCATTGGGCTTAAGTTAACAAACTATATTGATTGGAGTTGGTGGTTGGTAACTGCTCCGCTGTATGTGCCAGCAATCATTGCTATACTTGCACTGATAGGTGGACTTGTCGCAGGTGGTAAACTTCGTGTAAGGAGTAGGAAATGAGCTTCATTAAATATCAACACGTTGAGAAGTTTGGCAGCACTGAAGTAGAAGGCATTGAGGTTGGCACATGCTATGTGTTTCCAAAGCTTGATGGTACTAACGCTAGCGTGTGGATGCATGATGGCAAGCTGTGTGCTGGTAGTCGCAACCGTGAGTTGTCATTGGACGCAGACAATGCTGGCTTCATGAGAGCCATCATGGATGACTCAGATGTTGTTCCATTCATGTTCAGCAATCCCAACCTTGTGCTGTATGGCGAATGGCTTGTGCCGCATACGATCAAGACATACAGCGATGACGCATGGCGTAAGTTCTATGTGTTTGATGTATATGACAAGATTAAGGGAAGGCTGTTGAGTTTTGACGAATATGTCAAGGACTTGGAAGCTGCTAACATCAACTACCTTGCACCACTTCGCATCATCAAGAACGGAAGCATTGACTATTTTACTGAGTGTCTTGACCAGAACATCTTCATGATTAAAGATGGTGCTGGTGTTGGTGAAGGCATCGTCATCAAGAACTACGACTATGAGAACAGGTATGGTCGGCAGACATGGGCGAAGATGATCACCAATGAATTCAAAGAGAAGCATCACAAGGAGATGGGCGCACCTGTCACTGGCTGTGAAATCGTTGAAGAAAAGATTGTTGACAAATTCGTAACACAGGCTATGATTGACAAGGTGGTGGCGAAGATTATCAATGACAACGATGGCTGGTCTTCAAAGAATATTCCTCAGTTGATCAACACGGTGTACTATGATTTAATTAGAGAAGAAGCTTGGGAGTTTGTAAAGGCTCATAAGAATCCGACAATCAATTTCAAAACACTGTCACACTACACAACCGCTAAGATTAAAGAACTGCGAAAGGATATCTTCTAATGAAAATTACAGTTGAGTCTATTAAAGAGAACGAAGACGGGTCTGCTGATTGCAATATCTACCTTGATGAGGAAGCTAAAGACTTTCTAATTCGGTATGCCATCATTGGCTGTCTAACAGAAGCTATTGAACTTGGTAAGATTGCAACCCCTCCTGTTGCAGAAACAACACAGGATGAGAATAAAGAAAGTAAGGGTGATGAATAAGGTATAACTACTGTTCTTTACCAACAGGGGCTTCGGCCCCTTTTTTATCCACCTGAATAGGAACATGAATAGCATTATGAATAAATACCCAGTGGTATTGGACAAATCTAGAGACTCTTTATTTGATGAACTTGGACTTCAAAGGCTTAAAGAAAGCTACATGCGCGAGGATGAGACTAGCCCACAGGAGCGCTTTGCTGCTGTATCGTCAGCGTTTGCAACTAATGCTGCACATGCTCAGAGGCTGTATGAGTATAGTAGTAGGCACTGGCTTAGTTACTCTACACCTATCCTGTCTTTTGGTAGGTCTAAGCGTGGCTTGCCTATCAGTTGTTTTCTTAACTATATTGATGATAGTGCAGAAGGTCTTGTTGATAATCTATCTGAAACTAACTGGCTCTCGATGTTAGGTGGTGGTGTCGGTATCCACATGGGTATCCGCAACAGCGATGACAAGTCTGCTGGCATCATGCCTCACTTGAAAATCTATGACGCTAGTTCATTGGCCTACAAGCAGGGTAGCACACGCCGTGGTAGCTATGCTGCTTACCTCAACATCAATCATCCAGACATCATTGCCTTTCTTGAGATGCGTAAGCCAACAGGTGATCAGAACCTACGCACATTGAACCTGCATCATGGTGTCAATCTGTCTGACAAGTTCATGTCCATTATTGATGAGTGCATGAAAGACCCTGATGCTGACGATGCCTTTGAGCTAGTCAATCCATCTAATCAACAGGTTGTTGAAGTGGTGTCAGCTAAATACTTGTGGCAAAAGATACTTGATCTTCGCATGCAAACTGGTGAACCCTATCTTGTCTTCATTGATACAGCCAATGCTGCTGTGCCACAATGGCTCAAGGACAAGGGACTCACCATCAATGGCAGCAATCTATGCACTGAAATCTTCTTGCCAACAAGTGAGAAGCGCACAGCTGTATGCTGCTTGTCCTCTTTGAATCTTGAATACTACGATGATTGGAAGAACAATGAATATTTTATCAACGATGTTATGGAAATGCTGGACAATGTACTTCAGTACTTTATCGACAATGCTCCTACCCACATTAGTCGCGCTAAAGTCAGTGCCACTATGGAGCGTAGTGTCGGGTTGGGCGCGTTAGGCTTTCATGCCTATCTGCAAAAGAAACGCATTAGCTTCAATGGTGTGCTGGCAAAGAGTATCAATATTGAAATGTTCAAGCACATTCATAACCAGTGTCTCAAAGCAGATGAGCTTTTGGTTGAGCTTCGTGGTCCATGTCCTGACTCTATGTTCTCTGAGAAGCCTCGCCGCTTCAGCCATCACATGGCAGTAGCACCTAACGCTAGCAGCAGCCTTATCATGGGCAATACATCCCCATCAATCGAGCCTTATCGCGCTAATGTATACCGTCAGGATACATTAAGTGGTGCATTCGTTCACAAGAACAGGTTCCTTGTTAAAGAGCTTGAGGCGCTTGGAATGAATGACGATGACACATGGGCATCAATCATTGGCAATGACGGCTCTGTGCAGCATCTGGACATCCCTGACATCATCAAGGGAGTGTTCCAAACAGCAATGGAGATTGACCAGCGATGGATTATTGAGCATGCTGCTGACCGCCAGAAGTACATTGATCAGGGTCAGAGTGTGAATCTATTCTTTCCAGCGACTGTGAGCATCAAGTATTTGCACAGCGTCCACTTCATGGCATGGAAGAATGGCTTGAAGAGCTTATACTATCTGCGTAGTGAGAAGGTCAAGAAGGCTGACAAGGTTGGCTCACAGATCAAACGACAGCGCATTGAGGATGAGATTGATTTGAAACAAATTGCAGATGGTGACACCTGCTTAGCTTGCGAAGGATGATATTATGAACGACATTACTAAAGAGCGAACCACTTTCCGTCCAATGGCCTTCCCTTGGGCGTATGACGCTTGGCTACAACATGAACAGTCTCACTGGCTGCATTCCGAAGTTCCTATGAGCGAAGACGTTAAAGACTTCAAGAAGCTGAAGAAGGATGAGCAAGAGTTTCTGACAAAGATACTTCGCTTCTTTGTACAGGGTGACTTAGATATTGGTAGCGGATATCATGACCACTACATTCCTGTGTTCAAGCAACCGGAAGTAAAGATGATGCTTAGCGGGTTCGCTGCCCGTGAAGCTCTGCATGTAGCAGCATACGCTCACTTGATTGAAACACTTGGCTTGCCTGAGTCTACATACAATGAGTTCTTGCAGCACAAAGAAATGGTGGAGAAGCATGACTATGTGCAAAGGCTGGACGATGCACCGATGGCTGCAAAGATTGCCACCATCAGCGCATTCGGTGAAGGCATGCAGCTATTCTCCAGCTTTGTTATGTTGCTAAACTTCGCACGAAATGGTAAGCTAAAGGGGTTGGGTCAGATCATTGCATGGTCCATTGTTGATGAAACACAGCATGCTGAAGGCATGATAAAGGTATATCGTGAATATGTTAAACACCACAAAGATGAAACTACACCTGAGCAAATTAAAGCTATCGCTGAAGAAATGGTTCAGATCGAAGACGCTTTCATTGATCTTGCTTTTGGAATGCTGGATGTGGAAAAGCTTACCAAAGAAGAAGTGAAGAAGTATATCCGCTACATTGCAGACAGACGGCTGATATCTATGGGGATGAAGGGCATCTACAAGATCAAGAAGAATCCTCTGCCGTGGGTTGATGGTATGCTTGGTACATCACACACCAACTTCTTTGAGCAGCGTGTGACAGACTACAGCAAGGGTGCTACCACTGGCACATGGGATGATGTATGGGGGAAAGCAGCATGAGTGATAATGAACGACTTAAAGAACTAGTAGCTGAGTTCTTTACAAACTACTTAGACTACACTGAGGATAGCGATAGCGGTGTAATGTTTAACCCTATTTACATCTCATGTTGCAGGGCATTAAAGCTTGAGCCGCTAGAGAAACTTCTTATTGAAATGAAGACACTGGCTGGTGTTAAGAATGATTGAGATTGCTGTTAGTGCCACCATGCTTGTCGAAGCAAGAGATAAAGCAGCAGAGATGGGCAGGTTGCACAACAGCATCATCAGGGGTGCTGGCAACATTGCTGGTTTTATTGGTGAAGACATAGCTCAGCAGGTATTGGGTGGTGAACTAAACAACACCTACGACTACGATCTTGTGCTACCATCTGGCAAGACTGTTGATGTGAAGACAAAGCAGACCAGTGTTAAACCGCTTGAGACATATGAGTGCTCTATTGCTGCATTTAATACAACCCAAGAGTGTGACTACTACTGCTTTGTTCGCGTCAAGAATGACTTCACTGTTGGCTGGTATCTTGGTATGTATGACAAGAAACAATACATGCTAGATTCAGTCTTTATGAAGAAAGGAACTGTTGACTCCAGCAATGGTTATATAGTAAAATCTGATTGTTACAATCTCAAAATCTCTAGCTTGAAAGATATGATATGAATCACCCTAACAATTTACCAGAGAAGAAAACAACCGTTGACATCACTGGTATGACGGCAAAGATTAAAGAAATTATTTACACCACAGCACCTGATAGTACATTGACAATCTGTCTCATCTACATGAAGAACGGATATGTTGTTGTAGGTAAGAGTGCATGCGTTGATGCTTCTAAATACAATGTGGCTCTTGGTGAGAAGTATGCGTATGAGGATGCGCTAAACAATCTGTGGCCTCTTGAGGGCTACTTGATGGCAGAACGATTGATGGAGCAACAACAATGGCAACAGACGCTGGAGGAAACTAAAGATGCAGGTTAAGTCAGAACGATTTCCACCTCTGCGAATCCAAGCAGAGCAGGGCTATAAAGCTTTCTATAAAGGCTGGATGGTCAACAGCTACAACCCTGATACCGTAGCTGGTAAGGAGTGGCAGCGAGGCTTTGACTTTGCCTACTTTGAGAACATTCATCATTTAACCAACTGGGTTAGTGACAAGCACAAACCAGTGCAGCAGTAATGAAAAAGCCAGCTTAGTTGCTGGCTTTCTTTTTAGACTTTGCTTAGCATCCTGTCGGTTTGTGAAATCAAACCACCCTTTGCCTTACCAATATCAGTAGCTCGATTAAACTCACCTTCGATAATCATCATCTTCTCGATGGGTGTCTTTGGCTTGCGTTTAAACTGACTGACAAAGGCATCTTCTTGCGCTGCCTTATTCGGTGCTTTCTCATACAACGAATTGACAGCAGCATTGCCAAACTTAGAAATGAATGTATCTCTAGCAGCTTCTTTAGATTCATTCAAAGCGCTGGTTATCCTAGTGGTGATGGCATTTCTCTTCTCTTCAGCAGACAATTGTGCATAAGCAGGGCTAGTGATAAGCTCTGTTACAGCTGGTAGAAATGCTGGTCGTGCTGTAGTGATACGCAGATTATCATAGTCCCTATTGCCAGTTGTCTTAATCACTGTGAATGGTTGTATGTCCAAACGAATCAACTCTTTCTCAATTGGAGTTGTTGGTGTTGTTGGTCGTGAGCCAGTAAACTGTCGAGCAACAGTAGGCACTTGCTGATCAGTTGTTTGAAACAAACTAGGACGGCTTTGCAAGATGTCACGGGCAACTGGTATAGGTGCTGCCACTGTTGCAATTGCAGACTCAGTGAATGGTGACACTTGACCAGACAAAGCTGTTGATGCTCTAGCATCCACCACCCGCATATCGTCACGCAAGAAGTTGACAGCATCATATATTGGATTAAAGAAGTTATCAAATCGACTGATGAAGTCACCAGTAATTTGACCACCCTTCTTAGCCATGCTTTCACTGATGCCACCTTCAACTGTTTCTTTAACAGAATCAATAATGGTCTTTTGTGTGCCAGCAGAACGACCCATACCTAACATCAACTCTGTAAACTTACCACCATCAAATGATCGAACACGACTCAGCCCAAGCAACTCATAGTCATTGGTGAGCTTTTGTTTCTGTGGGTCATTAACATCCAATGCATCAGCTTGCTTCTTGATATTAGCAGCCTCAGTGGCACGTTGCTCTGGTGTCATATTGACGGTATACCAAAGCTCTTTGCCAATGTCTTTCATAACTAGGCTAGCTTCAGCCAGTGCCATAATGTTGACATACGGAAACACAGCACTGCCATCTTTGACATTGCCGTCTTTATCTTTGTACTGATAGAACTGAGTGTCAGCATTCTCTTCACGATAGGCCATAGCGCCTAAGATGGCAGCACTGCCCACCACACTGTCCAACACCTTACGCTTGCCGTCATAGGCCATGCCAGCAGCTTCCATCACCTTGCCCTCGGCACGAAGTGCCGCTGCTTTCTGTAGCTCCTGAAGACCGCCCATGCCACTGAATGGTGTGAGTCGGTATGTGTATCTAGCAGCATTCAACTGGAAGCGTACAAACGGAAGCATGATATCTTTGATAGTACCAGCGCCAGCGTTCTGATTCACACTTTGTAGAATACGGAATGCAGCATCTTCGGCAAAGCCTTCAACACCTTTTTCACCTGTCTTCTTAAAGTCATAAGAGAAGGTAAGCTTCATTGTATCTTCAGCAGCAGCTTTCAGCAAAGAACTGGGGACAGGTTTGTCGTTAGCCATGAAGTCTTCGAAGTCAAGACCAACATCCTTCATCCTGTTCCTAACACTCTGCAAGAAGATTGGACCACGAACAACACCATCAACCGCACGGTTAAAGATATTGATGGTACGCACAGCATCACCCACAGCACCAGCACCTTGCTGTTCAACCTCAGCACCAACATTGGTAATCAGATTGTTAAGGCGTGGGTTATTCTTCAGCGCCATTGCTGTCAACTCTTTGGTATAACCAGCATCCATTAGTCGGGACAATACATATCCACCATCAGCAAAGATGGTTCCAATCTCTTCACCAACACGGGCAGTGTTGACAGGAGCGCCACCACCACGCAAGTCATTAACCATGCGACCAGCAGACTTAATGGTGGCTTCCATAATATCGCCAGCAGTTTGGATGCCAATAGTTCCGGTCAAGCCAATGGCGTTCATTACGGCTGTGCTAAGGCCAGCGGTTGATGCACCAACAGATGCACCAGTAGTAGCCTTGACACCCCTCAGCAGTTTGCCTGATAGATATTCAGTGCCAGCACCAGCATTCAGCATGCGTGTGAAAGCATCTTCCAGCACAGGGTCACCACCTGTCATCTTACGCAACATGTCAGCAGTGGACTTAGCTTGTTGCAGGAAGGCACCAGCCTCAGAGGCTTGCACTTTAAACATCTCTAAGAAGTCTGCTGGCTTAACACCAGCACGGCTAGCAGCTTGTTGTATTACATCTTGATCTGCAATATTCAAAGCATCAATGATGCCCTGCACTGTCCTAACTTCATTCAGGTTTGGACGAAGTTCTGGATTGTCAGTGAACAATTGCTTAGCAACTTTAAAGATGTCATCAACAATAGGCTTGTTGAGGACAGCTTGATATACATTTGTAGATTCAATATATGGGTAGGTTGCTTCCCTACCTTCTTGTCGCGCTGCTGCTGATTCATACAGTGGGGCAGGGCCGGTTATCTCTTGTTCTTTTTGAATGAACTTAGCTTTAAAATCTTCTGTTGCTTTGTCGTATAGGGCTGGTGATTTCTTAGCAGCTTTCAAATCTTCAACACGCTCAGCAACACGCTTGCCACCAGTTTTTACTGCTGTTGCAGCAACAGCACCTTCAAGCACTATTCCTGCACCCACATTAATTGCAACCTCCGCATAGTTAATGTCCTTCTGCAAACCAAGCTCAATGTCTTGTTTCTGTTTAACAATGTTTGTACCCCCACCAACAGCACCCTCAGTGAGTGCAGTTACACCAGCCGCTTTAAGTTGAGTCATTGCAAGTGCCTGTGTTGTACGCAGAGCAGCTTGTTTATAAAGGAAGCCAGCACCAAGACCCATATAATTAACTGGGTCTTTAAGTGCAGTAGTAACAGTTTTGCCAATGTCCCCACTCATCTTACCTACAACGTCACGAGCTTTAAGAGACATCTCCCGTTGCTCTGGTGTAGCATTTGCTAAGTAGGTAAGCTCATTAAACTCTTCAGCAGTTGTTCGTGTAAATGAATCTCTAAACTGCTTCATCAACTCAACAGGGTCTTTAGCCTGTACATTATTTGGCTGACGAGCCTTGAGATAGTCTCTAGCAAACGAAACAATCTCTGGAGATTTGGCAGCAGTTTCTACTGGCAGCGTTGGCTCTGGTCGTTGAAACGGTTTGCTAATCGGTCTACCAAAGCCTTCAACAGGAGCAGTTGTACTAACCTTTGGCTTTGGTGTCAGAGTTTGAATGGCAGTATCAAGCGCAGTAAAGTCTTTAGTTTTTGCCACTTCAATGGGCTTCTTAGGCTCAGTCAGTGGAGTCTTGATGCCAGCTTTTGGATAGATACCAAAGGCAGCGCCACCGCCGCCTTCAACAACAGGAGTGGTGCTAACTACAGTATCGTTCTTACCAAACCCTGTAGGTATAGCAACATCATTTGTTCCAAACGTAGGAACAGTTGATGGAGTTACAACTTCATCGTTGATACCGAATGCCATTATTTTGCACCCTTACGTTTAATCTTACCGTCAGTATCAAGATACTCAGTGTTTGGTGGAATAGCATTATATTCTGCCTGAGTCTTTGGTGCGGGGCGTGACGTTGCTGGTGTCGCTGCTGGTGCAGCAACAGGCGCTGGCTGTGTTTCTGCTGGCGCTGTTGGACCAACAGAAATCATTCGATCATTCATAATTCTAGCAACAGCATTATAAAGTGGAACACCTGTTGGGCTGGCAAATCCATTAGTGATTAATGCTTGTCTAGCCAACGCCCGTTCAGCAGCAAACATCTTCCGCTGTTCCTCAACTGGCATCTCAGCTTTCTGAGTACGACTTACAAATGTTGTACCATCTTCCATTTTAGTTGTTTTGAACTCAACATATTTACGCCATGAAGCGCCCTCATCTTCTCTCATACGATTATTGACATAAGCATTAACACTGGTGTTAATTGCATTATATGTTTCTTTATTATCAGGCTCTTTAGCAGTAGAAGTTGCCAGAGCATGGGCCTTAATACTTTGCTCAGTTCTTGCAATATCCTCAGAAAGTTGTTTCTTCTTAGCATCATCTTTTTCATCGAGTAGCTTAATACGAAGACCATCGGCGCGTTTGTTAAGAGTTTCGACAGGAGCGTCAATATAAGTTTTTGCCAGATCAAAAAGTCTTTTTGCTTCTGTATACTTAGGATTATCTTTACCTTCAGTTTTTTCAATATTAAACATATCAACTGCTGCCAAGTCCATAGCCTCTTGAACAGAACCAATTTTCTTTGGTTCTTTCTTAAACACCTCAGTGTTAATGCTACCCATAGACGGAACAGTGGCGGTAGCTGGCATACGCTCAAAGCCACGCAGTTCAGACTCTGGAATACCGGTTGCCATAGCAGCCTTCTCACCCATCTTACGCTGAGTATCAGCAGAAGGACCAAAGAACTTTGTAGACACCGGAGCAGCGGCAGCAGTTTGAGTAGGTTGAATCTTGCCAATCTCACTGACATAGTTATCAAACTTCATACCAGCCGCATTTTTACTAACCTTAATCATGTCACGAACTGTGACCTGCTTACCCTGTGCAAGCATCTGCTGATACATGTCAACAAGATTTGGAACACCGGCAGCAGCAATGCGCTCTTCCTCATTCAAATCAGGTTGAAAATTCAGAAGCTGTGCATCTCTCTTCTTGATGTCAGCACGAAGCGCTTCTGTAGTCTCTTGATATTTATTATAGTTTTCAAAAGAATTCTTAGTGCGTTGAGCAATGAGAGCATTAGTCTGCTTACGCTCTTCATCCATAATATCACCGGCAGTTGTTGCAATGCCAGTGATAAGTCCTTTTAAAGAGAACCCCATTATTTTGCTCCTTTAGCCATCAGGCCACGACTTGTTACAGTCTCAGGCACTTCTTCCTTAGATAGAGGTGGCTGAGTTGCTGATTGTGTAACTTCCCTAATTGCATCACGGGCAATCTTATCATCAACCTTATTCATCTTTTCTCCATCGTCTGCTGTTAAGATGTAGCCAATGCCGTTAAGTTCTGCAAGAGCTTTAATCATTTCAACAACAACAACAGACACCATCATACCAGTGTCAACACTGTGAACACCATTCATTACAGAATAATTAACTAGCCCCATAACTGTTTCATGAACAGGTGCATCTTTGGATATCGCATCCATCAAAGCATCAACAAGTTCTGGTTCAGTTAAGCGTTCAGTGTAATAGTCAACAACCTCAGACAACTTAGTAAGCTGTGGAGGTTGTTCCCACGGACGATTGCCGGGTTCCGTTGTAAGCGACATGCCGGGAATTGGAGCACTAAGAAAATCAATCTTTGCCATTTAAAAGCTCCTCTTTGCGTGTGCGAATAGTGTCAATGTAAGAAGCAATTTCATCAGTTACATCAGTGCCTCTTGTTGGTCCAACAGGAAACTTAGTTCTGGCAAGCAAACCGCTTCCAGTTAAATCAGTTTTCTTTGAGGCTTTAGCGGCAGAAATCTTTTCATCCACCTGTTTCATTATTTTATAATAGCTCATACCTGTCCTTATTTCAAAGCCCAACGAAGTGCAAGAGAACCAATAGCAGTCCACAGTGAGTCGTTGGAAGCCTGTTTAGCAGCAGAAGTTGTAGCACTTGATGTTATCTGTGATTTAATTATTTCTACAGCGCGATCTGCTTCTTTCTCGTAGCTGCTCCATGCCATTTCAATCTGATCACGATAGAGTTGAGTGGCATTATTATACTCTGCCAATGTCATTGCTTGCAAGTTCTGTGCATTAACATAATTGGCAGCATTAATGGCAGCAGTGTTTGCTGTGCTAATCTCACGCCGCCATTGAACATTAGACTGATCAATGACAAGACGCTGTGTGCTGTTAAACTGATCACGTAAGTTCTGTGCTTCAGCATTAAACTTGCTGATAGAGTTTGTTTGATCAGCATTGAACTGAGTCAACGCATTCTGCTGAGCAGTGTTGAACTGACTAACTTGTGTAGCCAAGTTGGCATTGAATTGATTTGATTGATTAACGCTGCTGGCATTGAATTGCTTAGAAGCATTATCAGCAGCAGTGTCAGACAACAAGGCTGTAGTAATCTGTTGTGCTTTAAACAAAGTTGTCTGCTGCTCATTCTGCAAGTTCTGCATGTCCATTTCAAGGAAGCTCTTAGCGTTAAGAACAGCAGCTTGCTGACGATTGTTCAGGTTGGTCAAATCCATATTAGCAACAGTGGCAGCATTTGCCATGATGGCTGCTTGTTGATTAGACAGGTTTGCCAAGTCCATTGTCTGAGCAAGACGGGCATTCTCAAGAGCAATCTGTTGAGTTGCCGTAAAGTTCATGTTGGCAATGTCAGATATCTTGGCAGCGTTCAACACCTTAGTCTGGAAGGTTTGATCAAATTCTTGACCAATGAATGCTGCTCGTTGTTGTGCTGAAAGCATAGCCATCTGCTGACGATTAGAAAGGTTTTGCAAACCCATCTGTTCAAACACTTTGGCATCAGCAGCAGCAATAGGTGTAGCAGCTTCCAGAGCAGCTTGCACAATGGCTTGACCAGCCAGACTAGAAGCACCCAATCCACGAGCAGCCAACATTGCTGTAGCTGAACGCATGGTGGCAGCAGCCCAAGGTGGTGGCTTGCCAGCGTCAAAGTCTGTCATCAACTTATTAAGCTGACCTTGCACAGTCATTTCATCAGTGACAACACCCTGTGCTGTTTCTGCCCGACTTCTAGCCAAAGCTTCTTCAGCCCTAGCCATGTCAACACCACTGCCAGAAACCATTTCACCAGCCTGAGCAACACGATCAGCAGGAGCAACCACTTTGGTGGCTGTGCCTTGTGCTGCTGTTGCCAATGCTCCTTGTGACACAGCGCCTTGCTGAGCCTGTACAATGGCTTCAGGAGTCATTTGACCAGTGGCTGGTGCTACCCCAGCCAAAGCTGTTTGAATGGCAGGAGCAGCCGCTGTAGTGGTTACAGTGGATGCCGGTGCTGTTGGTGCTGCCACAGCAGCTGTTGCTGGTGCTGCTTGAGCAATTGTTGAAGTTGCTGCTGTTGGTGGTGCAGTGCTATCCCTGACAATTTGTTCTGGTGTTACAGGGTTTAAAGCAGCAGTTACAGCAGCTGGTTCGCCAGCAATTGGCTTACCACCAATGGGTGTATATGTAACATCACCACCACCAGTGACGGCACCAGTTTGTGGTTGTGTCATAGTGTAATTGGTTACACCCGCTGCTCGTGCAGCCATTGGGGTATTATATTGTTTTCCATCGGGACCATATACAATGACTTGAGGGCCAGCGTCCATGCTAAGGGATGATGGTGCCACTGGATTACCAAACTTATCTACAGTGCCACCCTCAGCATACTTACGAACAACACCACCCTTAGCCATCTTGGCAACATACTTGTCAGTGACAGCGTTGAACTTAGAAGCCAGCGATGGTGAGCTATTGAGAAACATATCGAAGCCCTGCATTGGACCATCGTAGCCCATCTTACGAGCTACAATCTCTCTTTGTTTTGCTGTAAAGTTTTCAGCCATTATTACTACCTTTTATATTAAGCCACAAGGCCGTTTAGATATACAGTCTTACCATCTTTTTTGACAGCTGTCAATGCTTGGCACTTGAGATTGTTACTATCGTATGATACATGAACCCATCCGCTATCTGGAATACCCGGAGTATAAAACTCTAAAATCAATTGTGTATATTGTAAACTATCTTTGATATATTGTGCAAGTGTTGCGTTAGGAATACCAGCAATTTCAATGTCAGCCGCTTGCCCCTTGCAATGGTCGCTGGTGCGACTCCCACCAACAGCAGCATTGACATCTGGACTGCGATAGCCACTGTTGACTTTAATGCCAACACCATAGTGGTCACGCAATGGCTGTAACACTTTCTCAGCCAGCAGCTTTAGATTTGCAATGTCAGCTTCTGTTGGTTCATTGGGCATGCCTTTACGCAGAGCAGTTTCGCTCTTTGTCATTTCATGCAAGGAGAAGTTTGCTGTCAGATTCATTTCTTAACTTTCATATCCATGATCTTTTCTAATGTGCGTCCACCAAAATAGAAGCTCATCACCAGCATGCCCCACTGTCCTAACAAAGTAACATATACTTCATTGGCATCTAGTCCAAAGGCGCTCATCATTGCAAATGTAAAGTAACCAACAAAGATGGCGACCAGTGTCATTGGCCTAATATTCTTAGACAACCAAGAGTCTGATGCCATGTCTGACTTCAGTCTATCGGTCAGATTATTCTGTTCAGTTTTGTACAAGTCAGTATCATTAGCCATCTTAGCCAACTCACCATCCTGTGCCATTTGAGCCAAGTCAAGTTGTGCTTTAGCTTTGGCTTGCGGATCAGGAATAAGCTTATCAATCAGCTTACCGCCGACATTTAAAAGTGCGTCAAGACCAATCATTGTTTACTCCTAGATAACATAGTTGCTGCGATTTGTAGCATTGCACGAGTCTTTTCTAAATTGTCAGGTGGTGATGCCCAACCAACAGTAATCTGTCCAACGAACCTACCCGGTTCCGGTGGAACACTAATACGACAAGTATAACCAACACCTTTTTCAATATACCAAATTCCCATTTCGCTTTGCGCTGATGTATATTCACCGCATGGAATCTCGTTTGCCATCAGCTTAACTACATCCGCATTATTAGATGCGTTCTGAGTAAACAATCCAACATCAAGGCCGTCATTGGTTTTATCACGACCTTCTCTGGTGTAAGCCCTATGCAATATACGAGTTCCAAACATACTATTCACTTTAAACACTGCCACTACGACAGCACCACTTTGTTTGAATAGATGACCAGCTGCATCCTCTACACGATCTTCAGCAATGCTTGGAATCTTTTTAGATTCTTTGTAAGCACCAATCAAAAGCTCTTGGTTTTGATATACAAAATAACCACTGAAGGCAAGCACTGCCATCAATACCATTGCGAATAGACGAAAAGGACTGCTGACATATGCCAGCACTTTATCGATTATACTAAGACGCTCATCACTCATTTCTGAAAACTACAATTACCAGCACACTGTTCAAGTATCTCAATTGAGAAATAACCAATGGTACCTACCATAATAAAAAATACAAGTCCTATTAGAATGAGTTCAATGACCTCATCCATTTCTTTCTTACGCTTTGCCGCTGCTTCTCGCTCACGCCTAGCATCATGGGCTGACTCAACATCCATTGCCGCTGCTCTAGACTTAATCTTGTTCCAGACATCTATCTTGCCACTCTGCATGAACAGCAGTTGCAACTCATCTTCAAATCGCTTAGCCTGATCTAAAGCCATCTCAATCTGGATGGCAGTACCCATTGATGACTTAGACTTCTTAGCCTGAACAACCGCTTTAGTTGCTGTTGACTTAGCATCGAAGTATTTACCAAGAACAGGACCAAGCGAAGACACATCGTCAACAGTTTTGCTAACCTTTTTGATTAGCGCAACCGCTGCCTGTATACCTGCTAGTGCTGTTAAAGGATCAATCATTTCTTTTCTTTCCAAACAAGACACCAAACGTGCTGTCTATCGGAAGACCACGACCATCTCTTGCACTCATAAACAACATAAGCAGCAGGAGGTGGTGGTGGCAGAGCATCCACTAGTGGCTCTTGAAGTCTTGGATGAAGATGGCTATGGCAGCAATGAGGCCACCAATCCACAGCAAAGGCTTTGCCAGTTTACTCAATGTCTCAAGCACTTTAAAGGCACCCTGAGCAGCCATGAAGGCTGTTGTAACATCCTTAGTGCTTTCAGTTAAAGCATCCACCTTGCCCTCAACAGCAACAAGCCTGTCGTAGATTTCTCTATGTGTCACTTCATGGTCGCTCATGGTTGTTCTCTTAAGTTGTTTCTACAAACTCAACATCTTGCGGGGCTGTTAGCTTATCTTTAAGCATCTTTAAGAACGATTCTTTACCAACTTGCAGTTGTTGTAATTGAAACTGAGTAGAACCAATCTTTCGATCAAGGTCTACACAATGATTCAGCAGCAAGACTTGCTCTTCGCTGAATGTGTTTGCGTCATACTCAATACCATCGATTGCTACGATTTGGGGCTTTTTGTTTTCCATTTCGTTTTTCCTTTATAAAAAATGCCGTCCAATACGGGTGACGGCAACCCGTTAACTTACACGCTCCAAGGCATGCCGTCAAGCACCGCAGGAGCAGCCAAGGCAGCAAGCTGTGCATCAAGTGCGGCTTCCATCTCTGTCAAGTCCAGCGCCGTGCCAAGCCATGCTTTTACATTGGCTTCAGTGACATTGGCAAATGGGATGACAGTGTCGCCAGCAGTTAAGCCCACAGAGCCGTAACTAGATGCTGTGTGCTCGCCGGAGGTCTTTGATGCGCTCCAGTGGACAGTGGTAATGATGCCGGTTGAGGCAGCGCGGTTGAGTTGATTGATAGTGATTTGCATGGTTTTTCCTTTAAGTTGATTCGAGTGCGGTGATGCGGGTTGTCAGGGCTGTGATGATTTTGTGCATAGGTGCTTTCCTTAACAGGCCATCAGTACACAAGGCACACAGAATGAACCATCTGCGTAAGTGCA